AGGAAAAAGATACAGATACTTTAGAAAAACAAATAATGACCTTACAAGGTAAATTAAATCTTGTTCAACAAAAATTAGAGAACGAAAAGAATAAAGTTGTTAAACCTGAACCAAATGCACAAACAGGAGAAGTGCCTTTAAGAACAGGATTGGCAAATGCGATACTAGATAAGAAAATGGATTCTAAAAAACTTATTCAGACAAAGAAGAAAGAAGAAATCAAGGTTGGCGGAAAGACAAAGATAGAAGTTAATCCAGATAAAGACATTGGTAACTTCTCTGGCGGAATGAGAACTAATAGTGGTAATTTACATTAGGGAGGAAATCTCTGATGAGAGATTACAAAAAGTTTTATAGAGAAGCAAAGGGTGATACAACTCGTATCTATTGTGATATGGACGGTGTTATTTGTGACTTTATAGCACAGGCGAAAAAGGCGACAGGCGTTATCTTTACACAAGATAAAGCAAGAGAACATTGGGAAGTTATTAAAAAGTTTCCTAAATTCTGGTCAGATATGCCTTGGATGCCTGGAGGAAAACAACTATGGAACTATATTAATAAGTATAGTCCACATATATTATCTGCTTATACTCCAGAAGATCCTAACTGCATACCAGGTAAAAGAACTTGGTTAAGAAGAAACGTTAGTATCTCATCAAGTAATATTAACTTGGTAAGACGGAGAGATAAGCAAAAATTTGCAATGAAAAGTGGTGGTAAAAGACAGCCTGCATTATTAATTGATGATTTTAAGAACAATGTAGATCAATTTAAGGCAGCTGGGGGTATTGGTATACATCATACTAGTGCTTCAAAGACTATATCGGAGCTCAAGAGATTAGGGTTTTGATAAATAGTAATGTTAATTAACAAAACAAAATTAAAAACTTATTAATAAGGAGAGATAAAATGGCACTATGGGGAAAAGATAGTAATTCAGAAAGTAGACCTAAGAGTTTACCTATGGATTCTAATTCAACTTATTCTCGTGAGTTTGTGACTGCAAATAAAAAAGGATGGGTTTTTCAACCTGGTTTAGCTTCGGCTGCAACCGGTAATGATAATGCTGACGCTGCACCTGAAATTTTAGTTTGCATAAGAAACTTATCAGTAGAATCAAGATCCGCAAACTTACTATCAATGGATTTCGCAGAAGGCGCTTACGCTGACGCTGCATTATTTGATTTGGTATTAACTTTTGACGAAGTAATGACGGTTACATCTGCTGCGGCAACTGCTAACCAAACTATAACAAACAAAGCTTATATTCTATTATCAGAATTAGGCGCAACTGACATGGTATCAGATAGTACTGTTGCTTGTCAATATAAATCAGGATCAGGAACAAACACATTAACCTTCCAAGGTAAAATGAATACTACCGATGCTGGTTATTTAGCAATACACGATGGATTCCTTCACTTAGACGGAACATCTACTATAAAAGATGCTGACAGTAAAGCATTTGCTGGTGTAGCTGAATCAGATGATGTTGCTATAATATTAGATGGATCAGATGGTACTGTTGCAACAATTAATGGTGCAATCACAACAGCGACTACAAGTATTGTAGTTGATACTGTTTCTGGCTCTACTATTGCTGTAGGACAAGTAGTTACCGTTAAAGGTGGTGCTGCTTCAATTACAGATGACGCTGGAGATACAGGTGTTAGTACAGATATGACACTTACAATTACTGCTGTTGCTTCTCAAACTGCATTTACGGTTTCAGAAAAAGTTACAGTTGCTGATAATATAGTACTAAATCTACAAACCGCTGCTGGTGGGAAAATAGAACTAAATGCTACACCACTTTCTCTTGAAGGTGCTGATGGCGCTACAGACCCAACTGCTTCAACTTCATACAAAACTGGTTTTGGTGTTGATAATAAAGTGGGTAGAGTTGGTATGTTAGAAGAAGATGGTACATCTAAAATCATCCTAGAAACTGATGGTGATGATGGAATCGCTGCTGAAGAATACACAACAGACGAAGATGGTATCTTCTCAGTTGTACAAACAGGATCTACTTCAGGTTCTGCTACAATTCTAAGAAGCGTAACTACTACTTAATACTAGTTGAAAAACTATTATAAATAATCGTATAGGGTTCATTAGAATCCTATACAATTGATCCCTAGTGAGATAGTATCAATACTTGGGTTAAAATTCCCCAAATACATAAGGGGTATAAACAAATGGAGACAAACAAATGGCTGACAAAAAAATAACTGCACTTACTGATCTTTCGACTTCAGTTGCTGCGGTAGACTTACTACACGTTGTTGACGATCCTTCTGGAACGCCGATAAACAAAAAGTTAAGCATAGCTTCACTTTTCAATAATATGCCTACATTCTTGGCATTTGACGCAACACCTCAAGCATTAACTGCTGCAGGTGCTGTTAGTTTAACAACTGCTGTGACTACTGTTGCAAGCTCAGGTGCTATTGCACTTACTATTGCTAATGGTTCTCAAGGTCAAATTAAAGTCATTCTTTTCATAACTGATGGTGGAACTGCTACTCTTACACCAGCAACTATGCAGAATGGTACAACACTTGCTTTCGCTGACGCTGGCGATGCTGCTATACTAATTTACAGTACTGGTGGTTGGGGTGTTATTTCATTGGCTGGACCGGGTACTCCTGGTGCTGGACCAACGATTGCTTAATTACTAAACTTATGTGGAGGGGGTTCGCCCCCTCTACTACTTAATTAAATAATGGAGAATACATGACTATATCAAAAGAACAACTGATAGCAAGAAAAAAAGATATCAAGAAAGACTTTGATACACTTGTTAAACAGATAGATGAAGAAGAATTAAAAATTAAGAGCATGAAGAACAATTTAAATGCTTTGTCTGGCGCTAGTCAACAATGTGATTTATTCTTAAAAGAGTTAGAAGATAAAGACGCACCGATGCCTAGAGATAAACAAGCAGCACTAGAAATTGCAACTTCATAAAGGAGATAAAATGAGTAAACTAACACTACAAGAACTAAATGGACTGTCTCCTAGAGCAAGAAAAGCTCATGAAGATTCTAACGTTATTTCTGAAATCTTAACAGAGAATCCTAACAAAATTGAAGAAGTTGAGATAGACTTATTTGACGAAGTTATAGAAACTAAAAAAGGAAAGAAAAATGAAAAGCTTTAAACAATTTGATGAAAGTCACACTACTGCTTTAAATTCTGCTGAAGATGACAACTTAGGTCTTTTCAATATACAAGATGATAGAGCGGTACAAAGATTAAATGCATTTGTTGGTGCAATGGCACAACAAGAATATATGCAACCTGATGCTGCTATGAAACAACTTAATAATAAGTTAAACGTAGTTGGATTAAACTTTGTTGAACCTAAGATTGAGTCTGATAAAGGAAACGCAACTGTTGACTTAACTCAATTCGGTGGAAGATACGGAAAAACTCCTGAGAACGCAACTGATTCAACAAAAGGTAAAGACATTGAAGATGGTGATGGAATCTCTCACAAAAGAGATGGTGGACTAAAGATAGAATTTAATTGGGAAAAACAAGAGAACAATCAATTTAAAGTTTTTGCTAGTTTAAAATAATACTATACTATATACAATTAAGTTAAGTGAATAAATTATGGCTGATTTTAATATATTAACACCTGAAACTATTGATCTATTTGCTCTAAGGCATTATGATAATAGAGGTGCTAGTAAAGAAGAATTTGAAGATGACATGAAGCGTTTTAAATACCTGAAGAGGTTATTTAGAAAGTACGATACATCTAAAGAATTCAAGTCAAGACTCATTATAAATCATGTAATAATCTTGGCAAATGTATTCGGTGTTGACGCTGCAACTACACTATTGTTTTTTAAAATAGATAAACAACATTGGAGTATATTAAAAACAATTCTCATCTTTTTAGACTATATGCCAGAAGGCGAAATGCTTGATTTAGAAATGGATCAAAATGTAATGGAAGAATTAAAAAGGATATAAAATGGGAAGAGTTATAGACGCCTTAATTGCTTATCGATTATTAAAACTATTGGTAACACCTTTTAAGAAGACCAAAGCATATCAACTTGGTATCATTGATGATAAGGGCAAGGTCCTAATCAAAGCAAAAGAATTTACAAAATCATTCCCATCAGGTAAAAGAGATGAAGCAAAGAAAGCATATACTTTGTTAATTCGTTTCGTATTTAATCTTAAAAGAATACTATCAAAGGTAGGCATAAGAGGTGCTCTAGGTTCAGCAGCCGCCGCTGCAATCGCATTTTTCAGAGAACAGAATGACTACAACCCAATCATAGAGAAACAGGTATATAAACATATCAAAGAACAAGGTTTTGAGTTTGATATAAGCGAAAACTATGGAGAACCTATATCTCACGGTAAATATATAGTAAACAAAGATATATATGATTTAGAGGGTGATATAGTCATAAATAGAGGTAAGGTTATTGACTTCAAAGAAGACGTACAACCTATTATGGGTTATGATGTATTTAAATATAACAAAGTATTTTTAACGACAGAGGATTTAAATGGCTAAACAAAGTTTCAAAGACATGATTTTCAAACTTCTTCGAAAAGATGAAGACGCTCCAGCAAACGCAACTGGTACTGCTGTTCCAGGAACAGGAGATGATTCTTCTACTGTCGTTGTTAGAAAGAAAAAAAGATTACAAAGTAAACTAATGAAAAGAATGGGTATTACTGAAACTATTAATAAAACAATACCTGATTTAGAATATCCTAAAGACGAGATTAGAGAAAGAGTAAATCAATTAAAAG